TAGGTCGGGGAGTATTTCCCGCTGCTGCTCCACGAACTGCGCCTTCGCTTGTTGCATTCTTTGTTGTTGCAACTCGTTCAATCGCGCCTGCTCTTGCGTCACAGCCTGCATCTGCATTTGCTTCTGCTCTAACTGTTTCCGCCATTGCCGTTCAGCCTTCGCGGCCAAAGCGGGGTCCGTGTCATACAGAGTATCCCAGTCTGGCTCGGCCTCTACCGATTGCTTCAACTGCTCCGCAATTTGCGGTAACAGCTCAGCATACTGTGCACGTTCCCGGTCCAACTCAGACTGAACTGCGGAGACCTCTTTCGTCTTCTCAGCCAGCGCCTGCGTCTTGCGGGTGTAATCTCTCTGCCTCAGATAACCGTTTCGGGCTTCCTCGACCGTGATCTCCTCGCCATCCACTTCGACCGTAGCCGCGAGGATGTCGCCTTCTTGAGATTGGTCTTGGTCCTCGTCCTCGATTTCCTCGCCTTCAAGATCGTCGGCCTCTGCGTCAAAAGATTGCTCTTCGCCTGCGTCATCCGACATTTCGGCCTCTTCCACATATTCTGTGTCTTCGACCTGTAGCGCATCAGCCTCTGGAGCATTGTCCTCTTGCGAGGGTGCCATCATGGCGCTGATTGCATTTTGTGCTTCTGACAACCCAATCCCTTGCGGGGTGTTGTTATCTGCCATAGCTTATCTCCTATTATAGGCCTATTTTCTCTTTTTCTCAATAGACCCATTATCCACCATTGCGCGCAGCGTCTGGCGAACCATTTCAACGCCACGCAGTTGCATGTAAACAGCCTCCCGGCTGTCCTTGTCGCTGGGCGCAGTCGACTTAAACTCCGCCCAACAATTCTGTTCGATCTCGTCCATGAAGCGGTTGAGATCGGTGTCACCTAGAAGACGCTCAGCCTGACGGCCGTCGTCGATGATTTGCTGCTTACTCTTCACGCGCGGCCTCCTTAATCACGTCAACCTGACCTCGCATGATCTCGCGATTGATTGCCAGCTCGGAGCGGATCTTTTCGACGTTAAGCTGCGTGCCATACTTCGCCTGCAACTCTTCCGCCTTCACGAACAGCTCGGCCTCCAGCTCGTCGCGCTTGCGGTCGTCTTCCATGACCATATTCTCGCGCTTGAGCTGTAGCTCGGCCGCCTTCTTCTGCATGTCCGCTTGGATCTGTTGGATCTGCACTTGGATGAGCTGCTCGTTGATGTCTGGCTTGTTGTCTGGTGGCGGCGGACGGAAGTCAGCCGGATCGCTCCAGAACTGCGACGTGTCTTTGAAGCCCGCCAGCTCTGTCATAGACTTGAGCGTGTTTGACAGCTTGGAAATGTCGGTCAGCGGGTTGACTTGGCCCATTGTGGCCAGAGCCTCTTTCTGCATTTCACCAATTTGGCGCATCATCATCATGCGCTCGGTGTCAGTGCCACGTCCGAGGGCCACATTCACTGAGACGTCCATCTTGGCATCCCAAGCGCGTGGGTCGATCTGCACAAATTTATTGCGCAGGCGAACCATGCGCGGCTGGTCTTGGTGCGTGGTAATTAGCTTCAAGATGATCTTGAATAAGTCTTTCATGCCAGTCTCGGCAAAGATCCGGGCGATCAACTCTATGTGCTGCTGTGCGGCCGCCACAGTGGCGTTTACAGCGCCGGCAGTGCTGCTCTGGAGCGCTGCTGCATCTAAACCCATAGACGCCTTAGAAACGCCTGTACGGGCCTCCTTGACCTCGTCCATGTATTGCATGACTGGGAACGCCTGTTGGCCGACGAATGGCATCGACAAGACTTGTATCTGGCCGGCGGAGCGCTGGCGGATGATCGAGCCGACTTCGGTCGACATTGCGTCATCTAGATTGACCATGCCCTCGGTCACAGCGATGCGCGGGTGGATTGACATCGCCAAGCTGTCGAGCGTGTTGCGCATGACGTTTGACTTGATGCGCTGAATGTCCATGACCACGTCTGCGACACTAAGCCCGAAGAAGTCATGCGCCTCTGGCTCTGGGCAGAATGAGCAGAACGGCGCCATGTCGATTGCCTCGTTGCGCAAAACTTTGTTTCCGTCGCCGGCGGTGCAGACCTTGCGCAATTCAGCGACGCCGTCGCCGTCGTAGTCCACGCGGATGTAGCTTTCTGTGTAGGCCACCTTGCGCATTGCGTCGTCGTTGCGCGCATTCATCTCGTTGGTCAGGGCCGGGTTGCGTGTGCGGCGCTCGACGTTCGTGTTCATGTCGTCGTGGGCCGACGCCAGATTTTCAACGTCCTCTTCGGCGTAACCCATCGACACCAGCTCGGAGACTGTGATGATGCGGCGGTGGCCGACGTATGACGCCTCTGAAATCGACTTGGCCTCGCGGGAGATAAGAAACTCTTCCGGCGGGACTGCCTCGATCTGCACGCGGCCGTCTGGGCGCACATATTCGACTGTGACGTCGTGCACCATGGGTGGCATGATAAACTCGCCGGTCATGGGGTCGATCTGGGGCTCGCCGACAGTCTCGGACGACTGCACGGTGATCTCAGCGGCTGGGTCGGCGGCAATTGCAGCCAAAGCCGCGTCGTCGAGGCCAGTCATGTGGAAAGTCTCGACTTCGGTCTTGTCCTCCCAGAAGCACTTGATGATGCCGACCTTGCGGATCAGTGCATCCTTGAACGCGCTGTGCATGACAAGAAAGCCGTTGTTGTCGCGGTTCATCACGAAATTTGCGTAGTCTGTTGCCTGCTGCGCGTTCTCGACATCCTCGGGGCCAGTCGGAATATATGACACGCTCTCGTCGGATCCGTGGAACACGCGCATCAGTGACGGCATGATCGCCTGTACGGTATCCCGTACGTCCATGCTGACGACTTGGCTGCGGCCCTCTTCCTCGTTGCCGAATGGCTCGCCGCGGTAGTATTTGGTCGCCAAGGCGCGGTCCGGGCTGACATAGTTGTCGATGTAGTCTATGGCGTCCTCGATCTCACGACCGACGATGCCCTGCAACTCGACTTCGTCCATGACTTCCGGGTTCAACATCGCCTCAAGCTCGGAGGCCATTTTATTTGCTTCATAGTCCATCTTATGGCCCTTCTTGCGCTTTGTTTAACACTGTGTTAACTGTTGAGGCTTCAACTGGGAGGATAACACTATGGATAAAAATAATACAGATGGCGAATTGGATCTGACAGATCCGCTTCGCGCCGGCATATACTCACTGGCATTTATGCTCTTAGACCGCGAGGGCGATTTGCCGAAAAACGTGGTGGAGATCATTGAAGATATAATTGAGCAAGAGCGCAATTTTTAAAGCCCCCTCAAATATGCTTCGATCAGGTTCATCTCATATCGAGTTGCGTCTTCTATTCCGCCACGATTAAAGCGATCTATATATGTGGATGCTTCGTCAACGTACTGCTGATCGCCGGCCTGCATCGTCTTCGGGTTCATCGTGAAGACGCGCTGATCTGACGGCAGCGTGTAGGATCTGCCAGAAAACGGCATGTTTTGGCCCGGATAAAATGTGCCTTTCTCAAGAGCGGCTTGCGCCAGTCTTGGCAGGGCAGTGTCGCGAGCTGAGATAGTCCATGGGACATCTACGCCAAACGTCTGAGACCCTGTGCCCGACTTCTTCGATAGCTTAGTGTCGTATGAGGGATGATCCGCAGACAGAAGGCCTCTGGATATATCGGGAGTGGCAAAACGATACCCGGAGCTGAAGCTGGGAGATTGCACAAGATCTGGGTTTGTAGCGGCAAATCGCATTTCACCCACATCCGGCAAACCGCTTAGCCCCTTCATGTCAGCCTTATCCATTCTCTGAAGGAATGGCTTTCTGACTTGCTCTGGGGATTGAGTGTCAAACCAATCTCTAAACTCCGGGCTATCCACGCTTGGTATATCTGAAAGATTTACGCGGGTGAGTGGCTTGAGGCCATCTTTCTCTCGCTGCTTGTTTTGCCTTTTGAGAGATTTCTGCCTAAAGTCTGCGACAATAGACTTTAGCTCTGAGTTGACTTGCTTAACAGTCTTCTTCGGCATCTCAGAAGAGTATAACATCTCAGAATAGAGCTGACCCTGATGCTTTGCAAAGTCACCTGACCTCTCGCCCATTGGGCTAAATCCGACGCGAATATCACGACCTAAGTTTTCTGGGCTTGAGAACACGTTTTGCTTTGGTTTCATAACGCCAGAATGAGATGCCCACACATCATCAGTGTCCATATACTCGCCGCCAGCCTCTAATCGCACAGGCCGCTGCAATTTTAACTGGCCAACACGACTTACTTCCCGGCCGCCCGCCGTGCGATCTCCAGCTAGAAAATACATATCTGTGCCTTGCATCTCTGAAGGCGTAATTAATGTGGGAGCGGTGTAGCCTGCATCTACAGAACTCGTCTCAACCTCCCAATTATATGGGGCTGTCTTCTGCTTTACGTTTTGCGAGAACGGGGTAAACAGCGCAGGGTCTTTAGCGCGACCACCGCCAGCCCGAGGAGGCTCGAAGTAATCTGAGCCACGCATAATCTCAGTCTCTCCAACCTCTGGCCGCAGCCGGACATTCCCGAGCAGAGAGCCCATCGAATTTGGATCAACCTCTAAGCGACTGGCAGTTCGAATGGCGGGCCCAACTCCAGGCACTACAGACGCCACTGAACCTAAAGCGGCAGCCCTGTCGGACGCCAGAGCCTTGTTTGACGCCTCAAGCATATATGGCTCTGCGTCTTTGGCCTCGACGCCAAACATCTCCATCAACTTGTCGGCGGCGGTATAGGTCAAGCCCCGGCCAACTGTCCCGGCGAAGTCTTTAACCGTGCCCACTGGGTCGGTGGCGACGCCGACTACGTCCTCGATCATGCCGCGCCCTATCGCCTTATTCGTGCCGACTGGGTCGCTCTGGAAGGAGCTCAGCAAGTTGTAGATGCCGCTGCCGGCGGTGCTCGCCATGTCGTAGGCGCCGCGTAATTCTGGTGGGACGTAGTAACGTAGATCCATTAGCCGAGTAATCCTCCGGGGCGTGCCTTCGGCCTTACGCTGCCGGGGCGCATGCGTGGCGTCGGTGACACTGTGATGCCGTAGTTGTCGCCAGTCGCCTGATTGTAATATTGGCGCACATTACCAATGTAGTTTTGCGTCTCTGGCGGCAAGTTGTAATACTTGCCGTCGGCGTCTAGCATGCGACCGGGTCCGGCGTTATACGCACCCACCGCCTTGTCGATGTCGCCGTCGAAGCGCTCGATCATGGCTCGCATGTATGTCTCGGCGTAGGCGCGGTTGACCTCGGGGATGTCGAGCAGATCCTTCGCGGTCTGCTCGTTGCGCTCAAACTTCTGGCCGAACATTTCTTCAGCGATATCAAACACATCCCTCGCGCCCTGTGCCGCGTAGCCCGGCTTCATTGCGGCGCCGGGCACCACTTGCATCTGGCCGCGTGCGCCGCTTTTCGGGTTGACCAATGGGAGAGGCTTTGTGACCTCGTTTGGATCGTCGCGGTTTACGCTGCTCTCTTGGCGTTGGATGGCGTCGAGGAGGGATTGGAAGTTTAGGTCCGGCATTAGTTTCCTCCCCCTTGCGTCTTTAGGTATTGCTCAAAAATTTCCATCATTTTCTTGCGGTCATTATGGTATGGAGCAAAAGCAGGCAAGCTGCCGGTGTGCTCCATGAACGCGTCAAATTCGCCTCCGGGCATATACCGTGGGTCGCTGGGCTGGCCGGTGAACGCCTCAAGCTCCAAGTCTGCGTCAGGGTCGAGCACAACTTCTCCAAACGTACTTGCTGGAAACGCGGGGCCAATGTCTGGCGCCGCTAAGAGAGGTGTCGGGGATGCGCTGTATTGAGCTTCCATACCCGCTGGAAGCCCGGAATATGTGGACGGCATTGGCGTCGCTGCTACTTTCTGCACATTAGCGAGTGCCGCTAAAGGGCTTGAAGCCTGTGCCCGTGACATACTTCCCGGATTGGCGGATTGCGGTGTCTGCGATGCCGCAATCATTGCGTTAACCTTGCTGGGGTCGTAGGCGCCGCTGCCGCTCTGGGTGTTCATGGTGTATGGCTGATTGCCAGTTGCGCGCTGAATGCCTCGGAGTATTCCAACGCCGGGGATAAAATTCGTTAAAAAGCGCTGAGGCGTCATGGGCTGGTCGCCGAGGCGGCTGCCTCCGCCAAAAAAGCTGAGTAGGCCGCCGGCCTGTGGATTGCGGAACGAGCTGCGCGGACGGTCGCCGGATCCGTTGTTCTGGGCGGCCGTGTTGGGCATGTTGTTCGCCAGAGAGTTGCTATACGCGTTCTGGTACATGGCGTTGTAGATGTTGCCGCCGGGGTCGTCGTGCTGCGATGCCACTTGATGCGCCTGATTGGCGGCGGTCATCTGATGGTATTCTTCACTCTTTGGGATCTTGCCGGTCAGCATTCCCCAACTTGTTTTGAAATCCATGTGACCCCGTCCTCTCGTCAGCCTTCCCCACATAATACACGCAAACCACTTTTAACGTAACCCCGCGCGCTCATGGGAGGATGGACGCGCGGGGGAGCCAAAAGCTCAGCGGCCGGGTGGGAGGTAGCCGCTAACAAGGGCATGATAACAAAAATTTGTGGGGGAGGCCAGTTTTTTGCATTTTACGGCTTGTAATGGGTAGGCGTTAACATTAGGTTAACAGTATAGACAGAAACAAAGGAGAACGGACATGCACAACAACACACCAAAAAACACGCGGGAAGCCGTCGAGCTGGGCCTGTACCTCGCAATCACCGCCGACACCGAGGAGAAGTCTAAGGAGGCGCTTGAGCTCGCTAGAGAGCTATCATATCAGATACCCTACGGCGAGTGCGAGATCGCCAAGATTAACGTCAGGCGCTACATCGAGCGCGAGCGGGCTGAGGGCGCAGAATACCCGCAGTCACCGCCCAGAATGGCGGTGCCGATCAAGCGGGCGATGAAGCCAAAGCGCCTCACGCGCGAGATCATACTCGACGCAATCGGGTGCCCACACCTCGTGCTGGAGCGCGTAAAACACCGCGACGCGCTTTACGGGGAGCACAAGGTCGGCTTCGTCTTCTCGTACCTCAAAAAAGACATATATGACGACTACGAAGTCTTGGGCCAGATAGAAATCGACCACCGAAAACTCAAAGACCTTACGCTCGAGCAGTGGGTCGAGAATGGCCAGCTACTCGTCGATCAGGTCGAGAACGCCTAAACCACCCCGCGAATACCACGCCTCAGCGGCTTCGCCCACGACCCCGCTGAGGCAGTGCCAAACGCCATCGTCGTGTGGTCATTGGCCAGAGCTAAGCACAGAGCATCAGCGCGGTCCGGCGAGCGGATGCCGCGCTTCTTCATGCTCTCCTTGCTCTCCACCTGTATCTTGCCAGACGACGTGAACATATACCGCGGACCCGCCAGCTCCGCATACAGCGCGTCGTCGCGTGGCAGAGACACATCCATACCCTCGAGCCACGACTTGCACCTAAACCACAGCTCAGCGCGCAGGTTCAAATACGTCTGCTTCGCCACCGCGCGCTCCGACACGTTCAAGCCACGCGCCGGTAGACCCAACTCACGCAATCGGTCCAACACGCCCGCGCCGAAGCCGTTGCTGTCGATTATGATCTCGCTAGGGCGCCGGGACGGGGGCATGGCGTCATATTCCGCCTTAACGGCGCCGGAGAGCTGCATCAGGTCCAAGTTGCGCCACACCGTGAGCGGGTGGATCACCGGACCCTGCCGCTTGCACAGCACGCTGCTGTCGCCGCCCTGCCGCGCCACGTCCAAGCCCCAAACCGCAGTCGTGTCCTCGTGCACCTTCACCTCGTTGTTGAACGCGTGCTCGATCAGAGACACCGGGATCACCGTGTCCTCCTCAGATGGCGGGAAATTGCCCAAGACGCGCACATGAAACGCCGGGCTGTCCTCACCGTACCGCTTCCGCATGTCGTCGACGAAATCCTCGGACACGCGCGGGCTCTCGACGCAGGAGACGTGCATCGTGTACCAGTCATCCCGCAGCCGCGTGTGGGTGTCGTAAAAGAAGCCAGTGTTACGCGTCGGGTTGCCGGTGAGCACCGTGGTGGCGCTGTGGCCCGACATCGAGCCAGAGGCAGCCTCAAACACGGCCTCCGGGACACCGCTGGCCTCGTCCGCCAGAAGCAGAACGTGCTCGCTGTGCACACCGGCGAGCGCCTCGGGCTGCTCAGCGCGTGACGTCCTGCACGAAATAAACGTGCTCTCCGGGGCGCTCTTCAGCTCAATCCGGTCCGACTTCACCTCCAGCAAATTGTCAAACGGGGGCTTGAGCCGCTTGGCCACGGATTTCATCTCAGCGAAACACGCGTCAAAGAGCTGCGCGGAGGTGGGGGCCGTGACCACCGTCTTGCTCGGGTAGCGCATCAAGACGTGCCAGATGGCCGCCATTGCGACGCCCGTCGACTTGCCGACACCGTGGCCAGACCGGACGGATATGCGGCGGATCTTGGGGGCAGAGACGGCGTCTAAAAGCTCAACTTGCCACTCGTCCGGCTCGATGCCGATCACCTCTTGGGAGAAGCGCACCGGGTCGTCGCGGTAGCGCCGCATCAGTTTGACGAAGGGGTTGTCGATTGGCGTTGTGGCGTTCATTTGTTAACACTCCTGTTCGTGGTGGTGTGAAATTTTTTCGGCGCGGGTGCGTGATTAGGTCATGAGCTTTTGCACCCGGCCGCGGCGAAGAAGGGGGGGGTCAAAACGCGCATTTCGTAGCGAAATCGACCCCGAGATCGAGTTAAAACGCATAACCCGTATTATGTTAAATAATGTTGGCAACAATAACAACGACTTAGCTCTTTTGCCCCTCATTTGCCTTAATGTTGCCACATTTACACCCGTCAGCGTGCCCGATTGTGGCGCATTTGCTTGACCTCGTCGCCGCGATGTTGCACGCGTGCACGCGCACGCTTCGCTGCGTCGGTGTGCGTTTTCGCGCTCAATCGCCATCCTGATCCTCGACGATCTCGCCCTCGATGATGTCACCGCCAACCTCGTTGAGCAGAGCTGCTGCCTGCGCGTGCAAGTCATTTACGCTGATGTTGATCGCGACATCGCGCTGCCTCGTGTCATACTCGGGCGACGCCTTAGCCGCCTTCCACTTGAGCACGTCGACCGCCAGCTTCGCGCTGTTCACGCTCGCCTCGAGCTGGTGCGTCTGATCGGCAATCTTCTGCGCCTGCGACGCGTAATAGTGACCAGCCATCTGCTTGGCCTCGTCATACCGCTGCGCACGACCCTCAGCCGACGCGACCCACTTGTGGAACAGGTTCCAGCCCACGTCATAGTGCTTGATGATGTCGGACGCGTTCATGCCGTCCGCGATCAAGCCGAAGATCTCGTCCTCGCCTGCCGCTTCCAGCGCGGCTATCTTAGCGTCTCCAATTGCACCCATCTAGACTTCTCCTTTCAAAACGGTATCTCGTCGCCCAGCTCAGCGTCGAACGTGCTGTTCGCCGGACCGATGCACCGCGTGACCTTTGCGTCCGGGAACTTCTCCAGCGTCTTCGCGATGAACTCGCTGCTAAAGTTATTCCCCAGCACGATTGCTGCGTCGACCATATCATACACTAACCAGTCGGGATGCTCACGCCGTATTCCAGTCGCATCATGCAGCGCAATGCACACAATGTTGCCAGACGCGATCTCGATGCAGTAGGCGTGCCGACCGACCGGCTGGTGCCCGTTAGCCTCTGCCTCTGCCTCGAGCACGTCCCACGCCCGGATGAGCTGCGTGGCGATCTTGTGCACGGCCACGACGTCATCCTCTTCGATCTTGATCCGCAGCGCGTCATACGCCGCCTCAAAGCGCCCAGCTAACTCTGGCGACACCAGCGACGGAAGTGTGTCTCCCCACTTCAACGTCTTCTCCCGCGCCTTGCGATCCAGCGGCAACAACTGGCCATCGACCTGACGTGAGATCGGCTTCGTCTGATTGCCAGTCTCAAACGTGCCTCTATCCTTCCTCGCCTTAGCGTAACCCGCTTTCGCTTTGCCACTCACCTTCTTAGCCATGTATCATCTCCCCATCGCCCTAATGTTAACCACACCCAATCGAAACCACTGCCACACACCACACCACACCACGCTATACAATAGCGGGTGGTGGTGTGGAGAGTGAAATGGCCTTATTCTCCACACCTCCCACACTCCACCACACCCCAAGTGTGGAAGGTGTGGAAGCATCAATGCACCACGTCATCATCGCCGCTCCTCAGTAGCTGGTCATCCATAACCAGCAGCGCACGTTCGATCGTCCACATCGCATTCACGAGTATCTCGGTGCGGCGCTTCCGCTCCTCCAAATTTTCCGGCTGCAAGAAGCCCGGCTCGAACTCGATGTTGATCGCCCCGACATCCTCGGACCACAGGACGGTGAGTATGCGATCCATCGCGTCACTGCTGAACAGCTTTTCGTATGCCGCATCCAAGTCGTCCATCAGGTCACGCCCGCCTCTTCCCCAGTGATCCACTCGCCTACGACCACCACCGGCACGTCACGCCCGGTTCGCTGGTCCTTCTCACGCTCAATGCGCAGCACGTCGGTCTCGATCCACTTCTTCACGATTGCGTTGACCTTAGCTTTTTCGTGCTTCTTGTCCACATCGAGATCAAGATGCAGCGCCACCACATTGCCCACCCAATTCTTGGCCTGCGTGTTCTGGCGCATGAAGTCACCTTTCTGCGCAGCCAGCCCGACATCACGCTGCACCTTCATGGCGTCCTTAGCGCTTACCCCGTGGAATAAATCAGGCATGGAATATTCCGTGGCCACACCCACATATTCCCCGTTTGGCAACTTAACGCCGACCATGCGCCTGTACACCGCCTTCGCTGCCGGCGGCGCCATGTTTGACTTGCCGTCGTCTACACGGAATATGCCCAGCGCCTCGGTCTCGGACACGCCCAGCTTGAGCGCGTCCTCCTGAGACACGCGGTTGATGACACGCGCCGCACGGGCTGCGCCGATAAGGCTGCCTGCTCCCCGTATGCTGTCGACCGTGGCGTCGTCGCCGTTGCCCTTGCGTATGTGGTGGACGAGGCCCATGCCGCAGTCTGTCTCATCCGCGATGCTGCGCACCAGTGAGACGGCGGCGTTCATTGCGACGTTGTCGTTCTCGTTAATGTGGTTTGCGCCGACCCACGGGTCGATGAACACGCAGCCAATCTCGTTCTGCTTGATCTTGGCCACCATGTAGTCCGCCATCTCCTCGTCGACTGAGATGCCGTCGCGGTCCTGCTTGGCGAAGATCATCTTGAGATCACGGCCCGCATCCAGAAACAGCTTGCCCCTGATTTCGTCCGCCGTGACGTTGTAGTGCATCATCGCGGAGGCGACGCGCCGCTGCATCTCCTCCAGCGGATCCTCGAGGTTGATGATCCACACGTTGCACGGCTCGTGCACGGGCTCACCCAGGAGCGGCCTGCCTGTGCAAATTGCCAGAGCCTCCACGATTTGCATTGACGTCTTGCCCACGCCGCCAGCCGAGGCCAAGACAGAGACGTTGCCCCTGATGTAATGCTGCCCATATATCCAGCGACGCGCCGGTATGCTCGCCGGGTCGATCGGATCGTATGGCGTCGGGTAGCTGCGCTCAGACTGCGCGATCTCGGCCTGCACCTGCGCGACCGGCTTTGCTAGTGCCAGAGCCTCACGCAATTTTTCGGCGGACGTCTCGCGGAGGTAGTCGTTGGCGTCCTTGACACCCTCGACGCCCAGCATGTCGAAGCGCACGACGTGCACGTCAGTGCTGCCGTCGCCGCGGAGCACGTCGGCCACCGCGTCCACGTCCAGATCCGGGTCGGCGCATATCGTCACGTCGGACGCACGCGGCACAGAGTATGTGGACATGCCGGCCTTGCCAAACGTGCAGACGATTGTCGCCTCGTCACCGACCGCCTGATACACTGACATCGCGTCCTCTGGACCCTCCGCCATAATGATGCAGCCGCCGTCGTGCTCGTTGCCGATCCGCATGACGTTGCCGGCGATCACGCCGCGGCTGTATTTGCTGATGCCATTGTGCTCGCGCTTCTGGCCCTCGGGCGTGAGTAGCACGCTCTGGATACCGCACACATTTCCGCTTGGATCGAGCGCCGGAAACATGATTGCGGGGCCGTCGTATATATTCGGGTTGAACCGCGCCGCATGCGAGGCTGTGCTGGCCCTCAGACCCCGCGAGTTGAGGTAGAGTAGAGCCGGGCGCACGGCGTCGATGTTCTCACGCGAAATTGCGACGCCGCGCTCCCAAATGTCCTTCGCCTTGCGCATCTTGTCTGCGCGGGTCTCGTCGTCCCGGACGAGCACCTCCTTGGCCGCCAGGCGCGCCATCAGGCGGTCAAACTCGGACGGCGTGTACGGCATCGCGTCGGAGTTTTCGAGCTCCTTCGGATTGTCGCCGCCGCGCTTGAAGCCGGAGCCAATGGTGGCCCGGATCTCGTGTTCCTGTAAACCCATCGCCTTCGCTGCGCTGTGTAGCTCGCCCAGCGCCGCATCAAGATTTGACGGGGCCATGTGCGCGTGCCTCCCGAGCGTAAACGCGGCCTTGTTTAAAATCTCGTTGCGGCTTCCCTTGATTGCATTGGCCACGTCGGCCACTGCGCTCTCCGCGACTTTGCTAAAATATCTTTCACTCATTTCCCACCCCTATCGCAAAAAGTGTTGCCGCCCGCCGAAGCAGGCGGCAGCGTCATTAGAAGCCGAACTCTGTTTCCGACGCCGGAGCCGCAGCGGGTGCCGGTGCGGGTGCAGTGATCGGTGCCGCAACCGGCGCCGCTACTTCCGCGCCGTTCTCCGGCTTGTTGATCCACTTGGCGATAGAGAAGCCGACGTCATACGACGTGCCCTTGCCGATCACGATTGGCGTTGAGCTGGTTACTTGAACCACTGGGATCTTGGATGCGAAGTCAGGCGAAGCCTCGGCGTCATTGTACACTCGAGCAATAAACTGGCCCAAGCCATACGAGTTGCCGCTGAATGACGCCTGACGGCCGTCACCGAGCCAGCAGTCCACCTCGAACCCCTGCTTGTGGTTTTCAGACGGGCGAGCAATCTGCTCAGATGGCGACGGCCACGGCTGCCAGTCACGCACGCCGATGTCGATCATCAGCCAGCCGAATGTGACGTTCTTGATGTCCATCGCGAACCCGCGCGACATATCAATGTTTTCGTCTCCCGCTTCAGTCTTCACCCACCAGCGATTTTGCGGCAGGTTGGCCCGAATAAATAGTGAACTCCCAGAACCCTCTGAACTTCCGAATGAAATTGGCATAATGTGTCTCCTTGACGATGTTTGCCTAGCCGATTTGGCTGAATGTAAATGAGTAGCGCGGAATTTGGATCGTTTTCAAGTCCCCAAAATCGTAGCCCCACTCATTCGTTGATGACGCCCTCGCAAATTTCTCGAAGGCGTATTGGCACGCATGTCGCCCCTCGACGAGGCTGTCATGGTCCAATTCGTACACACCGACACGGTGTGGTTTTGTCTTTTCCACCGCAATGAACACAAAGCGGTCGATCTCGAAGCCCGCCGCCTCCATTGTCATGCGATAGTGTTGATCCTGTATGTGGTAACCAAAGTTAGCACACTGCTTTGCGAAGCCATACGGGTCGCTGGCGATTGTCGTCTTGAGATCCACCAACGCACCAATGTCCCGGCGCCATCCGTCTGGGCGGCAGCGGATGTCGACCCCAGTGCCCTCATGCCTTGCAAACACGCTGGCCTCGCAGACAAGGTCGCCGCTGAGTAGCTCCGCCGCCGCCTTGTTTGCGCGCACAGCCTCCGCCATATCCACGGCCAGCTTGTAATCACTTTCGGTCAGTAGCAGCGCGCCCGCCTCTTCTGCGTCGTGCTTCTTCTGCTTCCACTCGAGGCCGCGCCGCGTCTCCGGCCCGCACCACACATCACCCGACAGCTCGGGTTGCAGCACAAACGTGTGCGTGGCCGTCCCGACGTCAAATGCGGTGCTCTCCTTGCGCTCAGCATACTTGAACGTCGCCAGATCGTGCATGGCGATTGTCTTAGTCCCGCTGGCGCTGAGCGCCGGGTCGAGGTGATATTCCTCGTTGGTCATGTCAAATTTTACAGTCATCTCTCTCCTCTCCCAAACGCCGCTATGAGTAAGCTCTCGGCGCGGTGTTCATCCTTCTTGCGCTTCAGTCGTAGCGCTAAATCAGGAAACCATTGCTGCGCCTGACGGCGGGCGGCGTCCTTATCCTTTGGCAAATTCATGCTCGACTTCCACTTAGCGGGCCGCACTTCGCTGTACGGGTGGCCAGACAGGGCGGCAGTCGTGATGATTTGGCCATAGGCAAACCCCAGCTTAAACACTGACACGACGCCCTGCTTTGGCATAGCCTGTTGTTTTTCCAGCCAAATATGCTGCACAGGGCCGGCGCTGTTGATGATGTCGAGCAGCGCAATCACGTCGACGCCGCCTTCCGTGTAAACCGGCAGGTCGTGCACCTCGGCCCAATCTTCACCAATCAGCGCAACTCCGCCGGTGCGGTAGCCGGGATCAATTCCAATCGTAATCAAGATCCACCCCCGCCTCATCCAGCATTGCGGCGACCGCTCGCTCGACGAGCAGCGACACGCTCATGCGGGTGTTGCGGCTGTGCTCTTTGAGTGCCAAGGCGATATCTTCACGGATCCTTGGACCGATTTGCTTTAAGTCTCTAGACATGATGCCCTCCATTTGTAACGCAGTGTTAACAGCGCAATGGTCAGGGCACAAGCCCCCGGCCGAAATGTTTTAAAATTGTTTTCGGTGTGCTAAGGTGAGGTGAAACTAGAATACGGACACGCAAATGGACATGGATGTTATGTGGAATGGGCTTCTGTCCATAGTTATTGCTGGGGTCGGCTTCTGGGTTAAGAGCTGGGTCAGTGAAGTGACGCGCCTGCAAATACTCATCAACCGCACGCGCGAAGAGTATGTGACCAAGAGCGAGAGCAGCGCCCAGATGGACCGCGTAATGCACCGGCTCGACGGCCTCGATGCCAAGATAGACAGGTTGATTGAGCGCAAATGATGCGCTTATTCCCAGCACTTCTACTGCTCGGCTGCGCGGAGATTAAAGCACCAAGCCCTCTTGTGCTGCCGTCGGTTTGCATGGGGGACGAGCATTGTGAGGCTAGAAAAAATGCAGAAACATTGGCTGCGATGGGCTTTCATGACGCTGGCCTTCGGGTTATGTGTGACGATGCTAACGTCCGAGATGTTCTGGAGGTGGAATGCGAACCAGATGCGCTGCCATATCCCTGATCTTGCTCGGGTCTCTATGCTATGCCCAAGACGGGAGCGTTGAAGGCGACTTCAACAGCAACACGGGCAACAACAACAGCTCCGTCGAAAGCAATAACACCAACGAGACTTATCAGAACACCTACAACGGTCCCGGTAGCTCACCGGGTTCACAGCCCCCACCAACTGCGAGTGCGCCGGCTGTCATGGGTGCGGGTGGACAAGACAGTTGCCTCATGCCAAAGACTAGCGGCATACAGGTCAGCTTATTTGGCATTGCCCAAGGCAACATGGAGCAAGACCCAGAGTGCAACCGCCGCAAAGATGCTCGCCTCATGGGCCAGCCGCAGCCGCACGGCCTTGGCTTGCAGATTAGCGGCCTGTCAGTGATGTGCGCCGCGCCTCATGTATTTAAGGCAATGGCCATGTCATCTACGCCCTGCCCTATCTATAGTGTAACTGAAGCGCGAATTTTGACAGGCCGAGACGCATATGAGGCCATGCGTTTAAATCCCGAGATTTATGTGGTAGGATACGCACAAGATCAGAGCTTCTGGGATGCGTTTCTCAGAATGGACTTAAAGGAACTGCCAAATGTTCAAACGGCTGACAACAATCGCCCTACTCTCTCTGAGCGTTTCCGGCGTACACGCTCAACAAACAACGGAAGTGGGCGACCTTCAGGACGCAGCGACAGTGATCCAACAGCAAGTGGAGCTGGCAGCTCTGATGGCTTACGCAGCGACTGATATGGCTGGCGCAGGTCAGATCATTGCTAACAATAGCTTGGATGAAGCTATCGTGACTAATGAGATGTTGGCAAATTATCAAGCATCGGTCGATCTGGTGCTGGCCATGGACTTTTCGGAAGCTGAGACTGCGTCTGAGCTATTTGATGCTGAGTATGCTTCCGCAATGCTTGAGCTTGGCATGAGCGTTGACGAGTTGGCTGAGGCTAGTGCTGCACTTATGACTGTGTCGGTGGTGTCTGAAATGGCGGCTACGGCTGACACAAGACCAGAAGGCTTGGCCTTGCAAGAGGTTTTAGCAAACACCACGATCACTCAAGATCACATTGACAACTATAACCAAGCATTGAGCGCAGTCAGCGGTATGGCTCAGATCTCTGGCGCGTTCTTTGCAGCAAGCCAGAACGCAGCTCTTACTAACAGCATCGACACATATGTGACTGACAATAACATTGTGATTGGAGAGTACACATCTGTTGATTTTGTATTCGACACCAACGAATATATCATAACTTGGGGCGAGCAGGGCGAAGGTACTGGATGGACCCAATACACAACGTCAAACAATAAAACAGCAGATGAGTTATACGATCATGCTCAAAATCTATATGGCCAGCCGTAAATGGAAGACGTGGAAATCAAAGCTGGCGGGTTCACGTTTCGAGGCTGGTATATTGCTGCTGCTCTGCCTGTCTTATCTGGCCTTACTACTGGCATTTGGTATGGCTATGACGCGATTTCTAGGTTCAATGGATTAGAGGCGTCTGTAATCGAGGTGCTGGACGCGACTTCGCGAATACAAGCCATTGAGCAGACGTTAACGCAAAATAACGTGGCTGGGCTGAACACTCAGCTCACGCAAATCAGCACGCAGATGACCAACATTCTTGAGCAGCAGCGCACACTCATGGACCTGCGATCAACGGTTGAGAAGGGCGCAACTGTCACTGATGGAATTGGTGACAAGCTCGAAACATATGACATGGAAATCGAAGACCTTTGGAAGGCTTTCGATGACCTAGTTAAAAATCCAATTAGATAGGAGGCCGCCATGAGCGACTATGACCTAAACGGCAACGGCGTGATCGACCCGGAAGAGAAGGCGATGATGCTTGAGGATCGCAGGATGCGGATCGAGGATGACAACGCCCAGCGCGACCAGTCTCGCAAGATGATCTGGTGGGTGTTGGCTGGCATGCTGGGATATCCATTCTTTGTGATCGTCTCCAGTTATCTCGGATTGGATGCCGCCTCTGACATCCTCGGATCAATGGCCACAATCTACTTCCCGGCGACCAGTCTAATCCTGGGCGCGTTCTTCGGGGCTAACGCTTATCAAGCGAAAAAGGATTAACCATGTTGCAGGCTCTCATTGGCCCCGTGACGGGCATTTTAGATAAATTCATTGAGGATAAGGATCAGAAGGCGGCACTCGCCCACGAGATCGCAACTATGTCTGAGCGTCACGCTCAGGAGCTGGCAAAGGGCCAGCTCGAAATCAACAGGGCCGAGGCGGCATCTGGATCAGTGTTCAAGGGTGGTTGGCGTCCATTCATCGGCTGGGTTTGCGGCGTTGCGTTTGCCTATCATTTCGTGTTGCAGCCGTTTATTGTGTTTGGCGTAACCGCTGCGGGCGTCGAAATACCAGAGCTTCCGTCATTTGACATGGGCAGCTTAATGACTGTTATGATGGGCATGCTCGGGCTTGGCGGCTTGAGAAGTTACGAAAAGAAACAGGGGTTAACGAAATAATGGCTACACCATCTAAGGGCAAAGCCCGCGTTAAAGTCACGGCCAGCGGCCGCAAAGTTAGCTACGGCCAAGCCGGTAAGGCGAAGGGCGGCGGCCCTCGGGTCAAGCCCGGCACGAAGAAGGGCGACGCGTATTGCGCGCGCTCTGCGGCGCAGAAGAAAAAGTTTCCAAGCGCCGCTAAAGATCCAAACAGTCCGCTCAATCTGTCGCGTAAGCGGTGGAAGTGCAGCGGCACCAAATCGAAGAGGAGTTAATGAAATGGGACTGTATTCAAATATTGCTAAAAAGCGCGCGCGCATCAAAGCCGGAAGCGGAGAGAAAATGCGCAATCCCGGTGCGCCGGGAGCGCCAACGGCCGGTGCATTTAAAGCGGCTGCCAAGACGGCTAAGAAAAAACCTAAACCTGCGCCTAAAAAGAGGACAACATAATGACTTTTAAGCTATCTCAGCGCAGCCTCGACCGCCTCGAGGGCGTCGACGAGCGTTTAGTGTCAGTCGTTAAATCGGCAATCGGGCACACCAAAGTAGACTTCGGCGTCATATGTGGCCTGCGCACAATAGGCGAGCAGCGTGAGCTGGTTAAACGTGGCGCGTCCAAGACAATGAAGAGCAAGCACATCGAGGGTCTCGCAGTCGACCTCATGGCCTATGTTGGTTCGAGGGCGAGCTGGGAAATTTCTGTCTATGACGAGATCGCCGACGCCATGAAGCGCGGCGCTAAAGATGTGGGCGTCTCTGTGTGTTGGGGCGGCGCATGGTCTGCTGAGGGTCACGCATATCCATTCGACATCACCAAGTGGGATGGCACGATGGAGGAGGCATACAACAGCTATGTCGACACGCGCAGGGCACTCGGGAAAACGCCGTTTATCGATGGACCCCACTTTCAAATTATTGTCTAAGCCAAGCAAGTGCCTGCACAAGACCAGAAAGCCAGCGCCGCAGTGGGTAGGGCGGGAGAGCATTTAGCTTTATCCCGCCTGTCACTTGCCGGGTACACTTGCACGTTGTGCCAGATAAAAGACCACGACGCGTATATACAGACGGATACACGCACTCTCACTTTGCAAGTTAAGACCGCCAGTAAGATGTGCAGTAACAGCAAAAAATACAAATTCCACACACCGAAAAGAAACGTAGGTGCGTCAGACGTGTTTGCGTTTGTGGCCATCAACTTGGGCGCTGTAGTTTTCCGCCGGGGTAATGAACTGACTACCGTTACAACATATGTATCAACGGAAGAGTTTATAAATGAAAAGCCGTCGATGCAGAAAGTGCTCGACAGCTTCAAATAGTATCTTGCGCCCTCGATCGAGCTTGAATAGAAGGTCTGAGCGGGTGGCTATCATCACAAGTAAAATCGACTTTCCACGGGAATGGTCTAGTTGTTTAGCCTAGGATGACGTTGCTACAAATGTGCCAACATACAAAATCAACGGCCACCCGCACGACTTCAACACATAAGCCCAGCCATCGCTGCAATAAGCAGAGCGCCCGCGCCGAAGCCGATGCCGGCGCCAATTAAGCCAGCAATGTGGATCTTGGCCTCCGTTTTTCGGTCACTCATCCCCAAACCTCCTCGAAGCAGTCGTCAAACGTGAATGGCGTTTTAGAAAACATCCAGCGCCACTGCTTTTTTACGCGCCCCTCGATATGTATATACTCGCGACGGCGGTGCAACTTGCCCTGCTCCCACATGCGCTTGAGGTAGCACGCGGCCCGCGGCACGCTCTCATCGAGCATGGCGGCGGCCTCAGTGGCGCTAAATACTAGCTCATCGTCCAACATATCCATGAGGCGATTTATGTCTCGCACGACGCGCTCAGCGCGCTCCTCAGCCTCCACTCCGGCCTTGCGGTGCGTCTCCTTGTATGACCGCCTCTCCGCCACTGGGAGAGGCCCACGTTTATCCGGCTGCTCCATGTGCATGCGCTTCTCAAACTCGAGCATGTCGTGGCCCAGCTTGATCTCACGCGCCACCTTGATGTCTGTCACGCCCTTTAGCTTCTGGACCAGCTTCTGGTGCGGCGTCAAAGCTCTGGATCCTTTAAAGCTCGCCTCAACGCCTCGAGCAACGACGATAGCTCCTCCGCTGTCTGCTGGACGTATGGCTGGCCGCGCAACTTGCTTCGCTCCATCAGGACCGACGTCACCCGCTCGATCCGGCTCAATAATCTGTCGACTTTTGTGTCCACGACCCCCACTCCTTTTTACTACGTCAATGTTAAATTCTCTGACTGCATTATGCACAGTCGATGCCGAAATATTCAGATATCGAGCGATCTCGATATTGCACAGCCCGAACTCCGCACACTCTCTGATGCGCCGCACCATTTCACGTCGATCATACGGGCTCGGCATCTTCGTCCTCCTCATCTTCGGGCGGGTCAACTTCACCCAGCCCGCCGCAATGTTCGCAAAGCACAGTTTCGATAACTGGCTCCCCGATGTCTCGGGTTGCTGACTGCATCAGGAAGCTGGTTTCCTCCAGAGTGCCCTCCCCATGGCACTCTGGGCACGCCAGCCGCTTCGGGTCCGTCCAGATCCATTCGTCCATCATGTGGCGCACTCCGCGGCGCAGGCGGCGTATCCGGCGGCGTCGATATAGTTGTCGCCATGTTTTGGGTTCGACTTGGCTCTAGCGGCCTTCAGTAGCACCATCATGATGCCCACTTGAGATGGGGATATCTCACGCCCAAGAAATTCGCCCCAGAATGCGGCGATGGTCATGAAGTTGTCCTCCATGTCGCCGTGATCTTCTGCGCGATCTTTGGTGACGTATTCCTTGGCGGTATCCAAGACTTCCGCGCGTGTCAGTTTAGTCATGTGTGGTCTCCCAGTGTGTTGGACGCGCCTTGGGGCGCATTGGCTCTTCAACATTAGCGGTCACTGTGCAGGCGATCAACAGCCCGCACAGTGATGTCCAAGCGATCAGGATCGCCCAGTCTTGTTTCGTCGGCATCACTTGAGCAGCCGCCGCACGTCGGTGCACCAGACCGTCTGAGACGCCTTGGACTGGCCGCTTGTCTTGAAAACCTTAGCGCAGGAAATGTCACCGCTGATGAACATATTGTTGAGCACAGTCCCGGCGTCGCTATTCTCAACACCAGCAACAGCCGCCAGCTCGGACGCGATAAATGGTTCGCCACTCATTTCCGGCACAGCGGCGCGGACGATGTCAGACACTGTAAGCTCGGGCAGGGCGTCATCTTCCACCTCGTCCTCCTCGACTTGTTCTTCAAACAGGTCGCGCAGTGGAGAAAATACACTTTCATCTTCGGAGGCGCTGCTGGCGTCCAGATCGGCCGCCTCTGCAAACGTGATAAACCACGGCGTCTGACCGGATCTGTCGTGGCGGTTTTCAACGACGCCGGCGCGATACTTGCGGCCGACCTCGAGGTTGGCTGCTGACACGACCGAGTTAGGCACATATGCCTGCTCGAATGTATCAGTCAAAACGGCGAATGCGTGGTAGTCGCCGGTAAAAGTTATTGTGATTTCTTTGAGCATAATGCTCTCCTTCTGAGTTTGTGGGGGCGCGTGGCCCCGGTTGGTTATGCGATAGCCGCGGCCAGAGCGTGCTGGACTGCGAGTTTGTGGATTGTGTTGCCAAGGCGTGTTGTCCTACATACGTCGTGGCCGTCGCGAACTCGAAAGACTTGAGCTGTAGCTGACCCGCTGTCTCCGACTGTTGCGTTTACGCGATACAGACCACCGCGATTGCTTTCGCAATCAAATGTAAATTTTGTGGCAGTGTCAAAGGCGTTGCGGCCTGTAGTTTCTGCGGGGGTGAAGCTGTATGATGTCATTTCCGTGTTCCTTTGTTTCTGTCTATATTGTTAACATAGGGGTAACAGCACACCCTTGCAAGTGCTAAATGTTCACATAATCGAAAAAATGTTATAGGGTGCCAGAGTGACATTTATGGAGGATCACATGCTGGACGATCAAACCAAAGAGCTGGTGCGCAATCTTAATAACCCGCACCGGGTCGTAAACATCATGGCGCTGTTCAAATTTTGCGAGCAGGCGGCGACCATCATCCAAGACCAAGCGGCCGAGCTGCACCGCGCAGCCGCAGACGCGCTTGAGGCGCAGCCGAAGAAGACTGCGCCCAAGAAAGCTGCGAAGAAGTAGTGGTTAGCGGGGGCCGGTCAGCATCTCATATGGAGATGGAAGGCCGGCTGCCTGCGCCGACATGCCTGTGCCAAGCAGGCCGCTCGTAACTGTCGACCTTGTTGCCTCGCCAGTTTCTCTGGCAGCCTGTATGCCCGGAGCAGCGCGCTCCATAGCTTGAGCCTGACGCATCAGATCGTCTGGCGTCATGCGGCGGGATAAGACCGGAGCCAACTGCTCTTGAGCGGCGCGTATGCGATCCGCTTGGCCGCCTCCAGCCAACGCAACATCAGCCGCCATTGACGCTGGCGCATTAAGTATGCCCTCTTTGCCGATGCGCTCACCGAAAGACGGAGTTATAAGCTCCTCGAAGCGCTTCTGCACCGCCTGGCGTATTGCCGTCTTGGAGTTTTGAGCGACAGAGGCGGCCATCATCATGGCGTCGCTGGCTTCTCGGATCTTGTTCGACATTTTCTCGAATCCGACATCGCCAAGCACCATCTGCATTTTTGTTGCCACGGCTCGAGTATTCATCGCTTTAAGTTGCGCCAGAGCCTCAACCACTTCGGCGTCAGTCCGCTTGGATGGATTGACCTTTGCGTTTGCAGCAATTTCATCAAGGCGGTTTCTCAGCGCAGTCCTGACCTGCTTCAGCTCGGTCGGCCCCATGACATCTAAGGCGATCTGCACTTCCTCGCGCGTCACTGACGGGCTCAACAAGTCGGTGCCAAGGTCTGCGGCGATCTTCTGGTCGATGGCATCCTTGCCAGCCGCACGCGCCGCTGCATAATCTGGGCTGACTTCGTCAAGCGCGTTTCGCATTTGGATAGCCAGAGCAGTCTTGGAGCGATACCCCTCGATATCGCCAGACCTCTTGAGCTCTTGGGCTCGGCTGTGCAGGCGACGCGTGACGTAGTCCAGCGTTTCGACAGTCGGCGTCCGCATGGCGATATAGTTGCCGTCGACGTCGTATGTTATCTCGACGCCGTTTTTACTTTTCAGTATTTTATTCGCCTGCTCTTCGCTGACGCGCGTCGGCACCATATAGTCAAACTCTCCGCCAGCCTCGCGCATTAACGTGGTGGCGCCGGTTAAGTCTTCTGGGGCCACGCGAGTATATAGGTCAAGCACAGCGTCTGAGGCGTCTTCACCAGGGGTTATTTGAGACGTGTATGCGCTGCCGTACAGCTCACGGCGCGCTTGGGCTGTGTCAGCCATAATGTCAGCCTTCTGGCCAATCTTGCCGGCAGTCACAGGCCCGAGCACATCATCCAGCGTGGTCGACAAATCTCGTGACGCTGCCAGAGAAGTCTCGTTAAGGTTTGATCGAACCACCGCCGCGCCCTTGCCCGGAGTGTTTGCGACTACGTCGAGCAAATTTGACATATTGGGGCCGAGGGTCGCCAAGTTACCGTAGGGGGTGTTAGCCGCGGCTGTGGCGCCAAAGCCGTCAGCCTCCACTGCGTCTTTGATTAGTTTTCGCGCGTCACCCTTTGCGCCAATTTTGCTGATCTCAGACCGAACAGGCATCTCCGCCTTTAGGCGACTAATTCCGCCGGCGATTGAGCCAATGATCGGGGCAATAGCTCCAGCGGTAGCGCCAAATACGCCGCCGACTTGCGCCTGCTGTCTAGCCTCCTCCGCGCCACCTTCGCCGTAACCTGCGACAGCACCTTCAGCGGCGCCTATGCCGGTTCCGTACCCGACACCCTGAGCGGCACGCCCAAGGCGCGTGGGCGCGTTTATTAAGCGGTCAGCGCCAGACGCTATTCCAACGCCGGCGCCAGTCGCGAGGCGACCAGCAGCGGTCAAGCCAGGAAGCTCTGCCTCCTGAGACCCTATGGCTGCTCGGATTGTTTCCTCGCTGATATTTGGGTTCACTGCGGCCATAGCCGGCTCAACGTATCCGCGAGCAAACGGAAGACCTTTGCCAAACATACTCGCCAGTGTAGTGAAGCCCTCGCCAACAACATCGCGAGACATCTCGCCTCCCACAACTTTTTTAAAATCTCCACCCTCACGCATAATGCTGGTTATGGTCCCCTGATCCGCGGATACATATGCGCCCTCCGGGTTCACATAATTCATCTGCCGCGTCTTGCGGTTTTGCGTGATGTAGCCGCCGTCCGGGTATTGCTTTAGCAGCGTAGAGCCCTCGGGGATGTTTATGGCGGATGCTGCCGCATCTGCCGCTCTTGCGCGCTCCATAAAGCGAGCGGCCGCGGAGCTGTCTCCAGCCGCATGTGCCTGCCGCGCTTGGTCTCTCAACTGTGCTGATGTGGAAGCCATATTAGTCCCTTAGTTTGTCGTTGGCGGGTAGAGGTTGTCCAGATCTTCGTCGCTAAGTGGCTCAGCGGGATCTGTTGATCCACCCGAAGGAACCACTGGCCCCGCGTCCGCGGTCCACGACGGCTTGCTTCCAAATATTCTAAGCAACCCATCAAGTGCCCTTTGCCCATTAGGGTTACCAGCGGCCGCTTGCTCCTCGGCGTCCCTAAACGCGTCAGCTATGAGGTTTTGATACGTTGTCTGAATGCGTTTCAAAGCTATTTTAGCCGTCTCTGGCCCCTTAGACAGATCCAGATTGGTTAATTGAGTTTCCAGCGCGTTAAACTCTTTCTCATTAAGTGCGCCCATGGTTGCGCCTGTGGCTTTAAGAGATTTCAGCGCCTCAAGAGCAAGATTTGATCTTAAAGTTGTGGCTAAACCTTCAGCAATATTAGCAGCTGTTCCGGGAATGTAACTAAGAAGTGACCCCATTACGCCTGTGGTCATTTTAGGGTCGCTATCAATCAAATTGAGCAACCTATTAACGTCTTCAAGCTGAGTGGCTGCCTGAGAAGAGCCGCCTATAGCGGCGGCCTGCGCCTGCTCTTGCCTCGCAATTTCCGCCATCATTGCGGTAAACTCTGGAGCCTGTATCGCGCCAGCCGCAAGTGCCTGCTGTAGCTTTAATCGCTTCCCATCGAAGGTCTCTCCACCTGCGACTGGGCCTAAAGCGCTTTGCATTATTTCCCGCTGCTGTTCCACCGCCTTCGCCTTGCGGCCCATATCTATCTGGTCGTTGATCGCCTTGAGGGTGCTACTGAATGCGCTGCCCTCTTTGCCCTGCAACGCAAACCCGGCGTCCTTGATGGCGCCGAATGCCAGCATCATGCGCTGCTGACGGTTCAAATTGCTGAATTGGTCCGTGGCCTCCTGCGGCCCGAAGAGCATGTCGCCCAACCCGCCTGACTTTGGAGCGGTCAACTGCTCCTGAGTTACCGGAGCCGCCGCTGGCACAGCGTTCATAGCTCCCGCCACGGCCGCTGGGTCCATAGAGCCGGCGTTTAGTGCGGCAGCCTGCGGATCGAGAGTGGTCGCCATGCCCTCTGCGACCTGAGCAGCGGAAACTGGATCTGGAAGCGCTCCGGGATCGACGTCGTCTTGTATGCCAAGCCTTATGCGCATGTCGTCGGTTGCTGGGTAGCCCTCCGTCAATCCTGTGACATCCACGCCCTGACGGGCAAGCTCATCAATGTCGAATTGTGTTAACTGCATCTCATTCGCCCTTCATATTCACTTAAGCGGATTGTAGCCCATAGCGCCGAGCCCCTGGCCAAACGAGCCAAGTGCCGCCAGCGCATTCCCCGCGCCGCCCTGATAGCTGGTGCCCATAGATGTGCCGGACACGTTGGTCGTCCCGAAGCCCGCCGGTATCGCCGCGGCGGTGCCAGTGAGTGCGCCAAATTGCGACAGCGGAAACTGTAAGCCCGCCAAATACTGCTCGTATGCCGCGTCCAGCTCCGCCTGCTGCGGCGCTCTCTCTGCCGAGCCTGCTGTGAGCTGCGCCCCAAGGCCAGCGAGCTGAGACTGCAAGCCTGCACCGGCGGTCGACGCCATCTGGCCAGCCGCCTGCATGCGAAGAGCGTCTTCCGCTGCTGCACGCTGCGTGCCGTACTGCAAGCCCTGCTGCTGCAAGCCCGCCAAAGTCTGGCCCATGCGGGCGTCGTATTCGCCTGCGCGCTCGCCTTGAAACACGTCTCGTCGGGTGTTGCCGAATGCGCCGGCGCCAGTGATCTGGCCCTGCTCTGCGACGATGTCCTTGCCGCGCTGCCGCTCCATAAGCGCCAGCGTCGGGTCGATGACGCCCTGAGTAAACTGGTTTTGGTACTGCGCGATCTGCGCCGCCTGATCTTGCGGTGTGCGACCAGCGAGGCCAGCGTAAACGTCGCCGGCGGCGCCGTAAGCGTCAGCGCCAGTATCGAGCCCGCCATAACCCTGTATTGCTCCACGCTCCAAGTCGGTCATCCCGGCCACACGCTGACCCTCATATGGCGTGAACTCGGCAGTGCCGATCTCGGTGCCCTTCGGAATTACGACGTTCCGCAGGAAGTCTTCTTGGAACTGAGGCATCGTCGCCTCGGTGGTGTTGTCGATAACTTCCGTGGTCTTGGTTGTGCTGCCCATCTTATAGCTCCATCTCGAAGTGCACATAGGTCTTCTTAAAGAAGCCGCACTTGTCTAAATATTTCTCAAACCCGAGGCGGCCGTCTGCCTCAATACCGCTCAGCTCTGCTTTGCGCGCTAACTCCACAATCGCCTCCAGAGCCTCTTGCATCCACTCATTAATTCGAGAGCCACCCAAGTGCTCAATAAATAGAGTTTGACGCATGGGGTGCTGCATGACCGCAGTGCTGAACGCAGCGACAGGCTCACCCGCAATATAAACGATCCACATAACGGACCGTCTTTCTCGAAAGTTTGCCAAAACGCGCTCCACAGGGACATTTCTCTCGTCTCTTTCTATACTGGCGGCCAGAAACGGCATGCCGATCTCAATTCCGTGGTCGATGTCCTCTGCAACGGCAGGAATGACCTCAACATTGTCTTGATGCAACTTTACCACGTTATCCATATTTACGCCAGCCTCACCCATGTAACCTCGTGATCGACAGAGTTGACGACGGAATGCCGGGAACTGGCGACGCCGCTGCCGTGTGGTTCAAAAACCCCTGAGTGCTGTCCACCATGAAATTGACCTCAAGATAGTCGCCGGCGCTCACTTCAAAAATTTGTGTGCGCGACACCACGAGAGTTGCGTTGTTCTGGTGTAGCGCAGTGGTCATCGCCCCATTAGTGGCTGCAATTCCATTCACGCTGGGCCAAAAATAGAAGTGAACTGTGCTGCTCGATGTGGATGAGATCTGCGCTGAGAATGACAAGACGTATTCTCCGCCCTCCTCGAATACGATCCGCGACGCAGGAGTGCCCTGAGTGATACCCTCGTTGCCGACAGGCGCGTCATAGGTCAACTTATATGCAGTGTTTGCTGAGGCCGCAGTGACGTCCGCCGTCTTAATAAAATTTGCGTGACCATCTTCCAGCACAATCTGACGCCACTCGCCATTTTTAGACACGACAGGATATCCCTCAGCCTCGTCCCAGAGAAGCGTGCCGTTCTCAACCGCCGCTGCGCCGGATGGCTTAAAGACGAGCTGTGTTAAAGCCCGCCTCGTCCATGTAGAGAATGTCCGCGCCCAGTCGAATATGTCGGGTCCGACGCTGGGTGGAATTGGAGACGTCATCTCTTGCCGCCCGCAACTGCGTCGACGCGCATGACACCCACCCGCCAGTCAGCGAGGCGCGCGCCCTCGACGCGCATTCGAGCCTGACGACCAGAGAAGCGAACAGACGTCGGGTTTGCCATAGCAAACGGCCCGTGAGACGTCTCCGACCCGTTGGGATATAAACGCGTTTTGAACGTGGCTGAGACGTCGCCCTGTGTCAGCTCATCTGGGATCAGCCTGGTGACTTTGACTAAGTTGTCGCCTGAGCCAATTGAGAACGGCCCAGTCTCCGCAAACACTGTGGAGCCGTCGTAGTTTAGGCCGACCTCGTGCTCATACATCGTACCCCCCGGAGACATCATCAGTGGGTATCTAAAAACTCCGCGGTCGACGCCGCATGTGCGTGACAGCTCACCTGTAGCCCAGTAGCCCTGCTTGTAATCAAAGCTGACGTAGCGATCAATTTCGTTTGAGTTAGAGCTACAGTAAAACCACCAGACTTCTCCCTGCTGGCCTAAAGATGCACTCCAGCACTTACTAATCTGCGAGCGGTTTATGTCCCCGAATATGTAGTCTTTTACGTCACACTCAAGCTCTTGGACGTTGGACCCGTTGTAGAAGAAGAACGACTTGTGGCCCATCCAGAATGTCCCGACGTCCACACTAGAAACAGCCTTTCTGGAAGCCAGACCCGACGCCGTACTAATCCTCTCAGTCGAATACACAAATGGCGCCCCGACATATGTCATGCGGTGCGTATCTAAGTCAGTGAATATTAAAGTCTGACCACGCCCGCGCTGTGCCGCCATGATTTGTCCGGCTGTTTGCAGTATCTGAGAGCCGGCCTGATTTGTGCTTGATGGCGTCCATGTGGTGATGTCTTCTTGGTCGGACCACTGGACAACCCTCGGGTCTCCGCCCGCCCCAAGGCAGAACAAAAAGCGCTCCTCACTTACAATTACGCCAAGGTTATTGGTGGGCGCATTGGGTATTACTGTAGCCGCTGTCGCCGTGTTTCCAGTCCACTGGTATGCCCTGCCGTCGTCTACGCTGCACGCAACAAGGTAGTTTCCAAAGTTATCTAGAGACCATGTGGTCGCCTCTTGGTAATTCCCGGTGTCTGGCCGCTCTGTGCCGTAGAAAGACGTCCCATAGGTTGAATACCCATAGCCAGTGTTGATAGCCGCGTCTTGAGTGCCGGCGGTTAAGCCTGCCGGTGTTATGGTGTAGACAGTGCCGGCAGAGTTTGTGACGTACAAATTGTTATAAGTCCCCATAGCCGCCCAGCGAGAGCCGTTGCTATCCTGCCACGCGTGCATGCTGCGAGCTTTTTCTGATACCGCACTTGCAGTGCGCTCACGCCAACCACCCACCGGACGCAAGGATGAGCCGAGCCAGCGGACGAGGTTACCATCCCGCCAGCGACCTGCGGCTTCGTATTCTGTGCCGTTCCGATACATTCCCGCAGGAATTTTGAGCGGTATTAGTGCCATCAGGATGTCGCTCCGTAAATTGTGCCGTTGTTTGTCAGCGTGGCTGTCCCAGAGATAGCAGCGCCGCCTGCGCCAGCTCCCGACCCAGCACCTGGTAGACCCCAACCACCTCCGCTGACTGTCGTGTTGCTCGCCTCAAGTATAGACCCGCCCTCTCCGCCCGGATTTAGTCCGCCAGTGCCGCCTATCAGCGTACTATTGCCAGATGAAAGCACGCCGCAGGGAGTGCTGACGGTTCCAGATGTCGTGCAATTCCCGAGCGTGGCATTGCCAGATCCCGCGGAGGCGCCCTGCCTGCCTCCAGCGCCCCTAACGCCAGAGCCGGTGACAGTACACGACAGTGGTATAGTATAAGGCGTGCCCTCGCAACTGACGCTAGCGTAGCTGCTGATACCTTGCGAGAACGTGTATGAGCCACCAGCCGCGCCAGCTTGCCCCGGCGCCGCTTGGCCAGCACCACCGCCGCCTTGGGAGCCGCCTCCACCGCCTCCACCGCCAGCTATAAATGCGCCAGAGTTATTGGTTATGGATACGGTGTCGCTTGTGGTGACCTGCAACGCCGGTCCGCCATCAGACCCAGCGCCACCGCCTCGGCCCGTGATGTTGCCGCTATTGACGATTGTAAGGCCGCCGGGGAAGCTGCCGGCGACAACAGCCCCGCCTGTCGATGTGCTGTTAGAGTATAGAGTGGTGCCCGCGTTGATGTTGGCCACCAAGGGGGTCTGACCGTCCCAGCCATCCGACACTGCGAGCGCGCGGATGTCTGCGCTCTGAGTGTCGCTGGATATGCTGAAAGAGTATTGATTGGAGGCGCCGTAGAAGTCGCCAACGCTAATTTCTCCAGACGCCGGGACACCAGAGGTGCCGGCCGGAACAAACGACCCGCCGCTGTAATACTCTGACAGGCTGACCGGGTTAGTGCCGCCAAACTCTGACTGTATTTCGGATAACTTTATTGCTCCAGATGTCTGTAGAGCCATCACGCATCTCCAAACGCGGTCACGTCACCCTCAGCCGTTAAGGCGCCAGTGCTGGTCAGTTTAAGCCGCGCTGTTCCGTTATGAGAAAACACCAAGTCACTTCCGCTTTGCGCTATCGTCCACCCCCCGAGGCCAACAGCCCCAGTGAATGTCGGACTGGCAATAGGCGCCTTGGCGTCTATCTGCGTCTGAATGGCGGAGGTTACGCCGTCGCAGTAGTTGATCTCAGTTGTTGTCGCCGTCACTCCACTCAAAATGTTTATTTCGGATGTCGTTGCGGTCACCCCGTCCAGCTTATTAAGCTCTGCGGTTGACACTGTTGCGCCGTCTAATATTGCAAACTCTGTGGCGCTTGCCCCGCCGAGCAACGTGTCAATGCTGGTCCAGTTGGCATTTAGGTTAGCACCCCACTGGTCCTCGCTGCCGCCGACGGTCGGTAGAACAAAAGAATAATTTGTTGTATTTGCCATGCTTCTGGTCCTCTGCCGCTCCGCCGTTTGGGAGATTATACACTCATTTTTAATGTGATGCCACCTGCGCTAATACTTACGCAGGTGGCGTGCTCTATTCAGGCTTCGTGGGCCATGTGATGTCAATCGGAAAGCCAGACTGATCTGTGATGTCACGGAGAGCCTGACGATATGCTGTCTGCTCTGCGGTCATCGTGCGGTCGGATGTAGCCCACCAGTCTGTTTCTGATATAAGTTGGTCTCTCATTCTTCGCATACTTTGGGCGTCAAAGCTGCTATCAGAAGTTTTAGCAAGAAACTCTTGTGTTTCGTCTTCTGTAAGACGAATTTTCTCTCCATCTACCATTTTATAGTAAGTCATCATAAGTTCCTTTTATCCAATGTCATTTGCGCCATACAAAATAAAGTCTCCTTGGTTAATGGTGTTAGTGCTATTTCCATCAAACTTTATTTTGTTAACCCTGTTAGTAAAAGACTCTAACCAATAGTGCGAAAACTCCTCACTGTTGGTCTGAATCTGGCTTATCGAAAGTGCGTTGTTCCAAGGCACCTTCCAAGAGTTAAAGGCTGTCATTATAAAAGGCCCATTGCTGTCGTTCATTTTGAGATGAAAGTCAAAATAAGCATGAAGCTTACTGGTCGATTGATTGGTTGCGTCAGGCTTAAAGCTTTCGTACCACGTTATAGAACTTCTTGATGAACCATCTTGTCGATAATACTGTGTAGAATAAGAAGAGCCATTGTTTGTGGAAAGATAACACTGCCCAGTAACATAAGTGCCAGTAGCCCTATTAAAGAAGGGGTCTTTAACTATTAACCTATATACATCGTATCCAGTTGGCAAAGAAATTTCAACCTGTGAAACCGAACTTGTTACGTTTGTTTCTGATATAAACTTCCAAAAACCACCTCCAGCACCACTCGCAATGTTTACAAGGTTTCTGCTGTCATCAATAACGGTTGTGCCGTTCACCTTAATCGCCATCTTCGTGTCCTTCCACTATTAGCGTTTAGATTACCAAGGAACCCCAGCGGTAGTCGTTGGGTTCAACTCAGCGTTGATCTTATCTGCAATCGCCTGTTCGATGTCAGCGCGAACCACAGTGTTCCAGACCCAAGCAAGCACAGCGTCTTGCGTTAAGTCAGCAAATGCAACGAAGTCAGAGGCAGACGCGTCCGGTGTCCATGAAGATGTCCCGTATGAAGAAGCTGTGGCCTCCCCATCAACGCCCTCGCACCGCCAGTGCGCTACTGTCACGCCACCATCTGCTGTGTTGCGCTCAAGGTTTACGATAGTCCATGTGTAAGTTACAGCCATAGTTAGTCTCCTAGTTTAGCTTTAAGCTCGTCAATCTGAGCCTGTTGTTCTTTGATTGCTTCGATAAGCACGGCGACCATGTTGCCATACTTGACCGACTTAATGCCTTGGTCATCTGTGCTAACGACATCTGGCACGATCGCTTCTACTTCCTGAGCGATTACACCGACCTCTGAGTTGCCGTTTTCAATCCAATCATATGAGACACCACGCATTGCTTTTACTGCATCCAGTGAGCCTGTCAGTGTCTCTACGTTGGTCTTTAGGGTAGCGTCTGAGGTGGTGTTGAAGTTGGCTGCGTTTACTGTGCTGCCAAAGTGGCCATCCTTCCACTTGTATGTGCTACTTCCCAAGTCACGACTATTGCTTGTTACTGGCTCAAATTCCGAAGTGTTCCAGCGATAATAGTTAAATGAACCTATGCTTAGAAGACCCTCAGATGCAGCCGAATATGCAATTTGAGTTCCATTGGCCCTGATACTCCCCACATCTACGCCGTTTTTGCGGAACAAGGCAATGTCGCCATCTGAGGACAAACGGTTGAATAGTGCAGGTGCGCCATTGCTCCGTGTTGAATACAAAAGGCCGTCAGAACCTCTTGCGCCAATACCTGCATTATCTGGGTTAAATGCAGTAGTACCCACCAGCAAGTTACCGCTGCTGTCGATGCGCATGGCTTCTGTTGAGCCGTTTACAAATTGATGACTGTCGCTGCCACCAACAGTAAACTTCATACTGCCGCTAGCATTAAGGTTTACTGACGAACTGCCAGAAGTTTCTATGGCAAATGTACCTGAACCAGCGGTCTTATTAATTGTGCCAGACAGGTGGAGGTCTTTGAAACGTGCATAGCTTGCTCCAAGATCGTTAACACCATTTGAAGCTGAACCATTGTGGCGTGGTGTTATGTCGGTTGCCTCAAAACGTAAACCTGTGTGTTCTGATGGGCCGTCAATAGTCAGGTCACTAGATGTAGTCCCAATACTCCCCACAGGTGACGAACCCTTTGAGAAACGAACAATGTCACCATCCGAGGTATTACGGTTAAAGTCTGCCGCAATGTTGCCATCCCTAGTGGACTGCACAAAACCATCTGGCCTTATCATGCCGCCAACAACGGTATCGCTAGTAGAGGTTCGACCCACCAAAAAATTCCCACTCGCATCCAGCCTAGCGGCTTCTGACCAAGAGATTGCAGCATTAGCAGAACCAGAGGCAGCATAATTCCAAATATGCTGTCCATCCTCTTGACTGTATCGGGTAGCCTGATCTGTATGCGTATATTTCCAGCCGCCATTGTAGTAAGCATTTTGGTTCATGTGGAAAGCGTAGTCAGCCTCACCCCACAAGTTGTTTTCCTTAACGCCAATATGTAATGCTTTGCCTAAAGACCAAGTAGATGGATCAGAAACCCCAATCCCAACATTTCCATCCACAGTCAACCCATCGCTGGTCAAAGTCCCAGTGATGTCACACCCGCTACTGGTGGTGGCGAGTTTGGGGCTATTGCTATAAAATAGTGTCGCTACACCTGCAACAGACTCAAATGAAGTTGCATTACCTGCTGCGTTTAAAACATAGAAATTATCCGCTTGGAGCTTTAAGTTTCCAGTCCCGCTTTCGGTTATACGACTATTATCCCCATCATGGTAAATCTGCAAATCAGACCCAGCACCAAAGATGGCTTTGTCGTTGTCGCCGAAGGACAGATTACCCGTCATGCTGTCGCCAGTGACCGCAACAAAATCTGTGGCGGCGGCGGTGGCTGCTGTTCCTAAGTCACCCGGCTGTGTAGCTGAAGCAGCGAGTGCGCCTTGGGCCGCTGTGGCATAATCTGTGCTTGCCGTAGAAGCCGCAGTGCCAAGAGTTGGCTTGCCAGACAGATCACTGTAAGCGCCAGAGGTCGCTACTGTCGCTAACGTGCTGGGGTCAAATGGGCTTGGAGTGCCAGACAGGTCGCTATAAGCACCGGATGTCGCTACTGTAGCCAAGTCACCCGGCTGTGTAGCTGAGGCAGCGAGTGCGCCTTGCGCTGCTGTGGCATAGTCAGTCGAGGCTGTAGTGGCTGCTGTTCCAAGTCCGAGGTTTGTGCGGCCAGCAGAAGCAGAGGCCAAATCAGACAGGTTGTTAGCAACAAGCAAAGCGCCTGATAGAGAAGCGTAAGCAGCAACCCACTGGCTACCCTCATAGACTTTCATAACATCGTCTGTAGTATTAAAATATAAAGCGCCTGATATCAACGGGTTACCGTCATTGTCTACTGTAGGATCGGACGCCTTAGCACCCAAATACCTGTCATCAAAGTTATCAAGAGCAGCAAGCGCCGCATCCTTTGCGGCCTCAGATGCCGTGGCGGAGTTTGCGCTTGCAGTTGCGGATGCTGCCGCCTCGCCAGCCTTGGTTGTTGCAATGCCTGCCTGCGTTGTAGCTGTTGCAGAACTTGTTGATGCGTTAGTCTCAGCGGTTTCCGCTGCCACTTTTGCAGCTTCAGAAGCAGTCTTTGCTGTTTCGCTTGCGGCCTGCGCTGTTTCGGCATTGGTCTCTGCGGTTTCAGCAGCAACCTTAGCAACGCCAGCGGCCACGTTTGATACTTCCGCTGCGGTGGCGCTACTAGCGCTATTTGATGCCTCTGTGGAGGCTGTAGAGGCGCTAGTGGCCGCAGCGTTCTTTGAGACTAATGAAGCAGCTTCGCTGGTGGCCGCGTTGGTTTCGGCAGTCTCAGCCGCAGTCTTGGCTGTCTCTGCTGCGGCCTGAGCAGTCTCAGCCCCAGTCTTCGCGGTTTCCGCTGCGGTTTGCGCGGCCCCAGAAGTGGCGGCTGACCCGGCGGATGCGGTGGCCGAAGACGCGGATTGTGTGGCTGAGGCTGCGGACGCAGTGGCGCTGGACGCGGATTGTGTGGCTGACGACGCGCTTTCGGCGGCCTTGGTGGTCGCTGTCGCCGAGCTGGCGGACGCGCTGGACGCGCTGCCGGCGGCTGCCGTCTCGGAGGCGGCCGCGGCGACTTTTGATGCTTCGGCCTGCTCGGCGTATGTCTCCAGATTGTCAGTATCCGTATCGCTGGTCATGCCAGCTCGCTGGGTCCAAGTATTGTCTGTCATTAGCGTGGGATCCTCATGCTAAGCGGGCCGCTTACTTGGGCTTGAGCGCTTTCGTTGTTTAGGGCTTCGACGCCGGACTGGTACATACTGCCCCAGACCGCCACCCGCGCATCGTCAGCCAGGTATGGCGCGGACTGCATTAGGGCGGCGTATAAGACGACGTCTGGCGAGTAAGTCAGCAGCCAATTTGATGGGTCTGCGTCGGTCAGGGCTGGGATGCGTGCACGATACAGCATGGTGATGTTGTACGTCGCGTCGGGGATCGGGTAGAACTCCATCTCGTTGGCGGTCAATCGCCAGTAGCGAGGTTTCGCCGGGGTGTTGCTCTGCGCGCGGTAGTCTGCCATCTCGGACGATGACGCAGACGAAATCACACCGCCGTCGGTGTGCTGCACTTGAATTATGCTGATCCAGTCATTCGGCAGATCCTCATAGCGCTCGTCGATGTCTGTAGTAACGCGCTTTTCCTGTTTCCAATGGTTCAAGTCGCGAGCAATCCGCGCCTCTCCCAAAGAGATAAAAGTCGGGATAACTGCGGTCAGATCATCGCGGTTTAGGAAGTCGCCAATTGCTGACTTCAACTCAGCATAATTTGTGATGCTCACAGTCTACCGCCTCTCGTCCTAAACGCCCGATTGTCTGGGTCGTTCATCCATTTTGCCAGTCGCTTAGGATCATCTGCAATGCCCTCGCGCTTGAGCTGATAATACACCGAAAGTGGCAGAGTTGCCACCTTGTTTAATTTCTCGCCCCACCGCTCGTCCGCGCTGTTAAACTCGCGCTTGTTCTGGTCCAGAATAGCGTCCATCTGCTGAACTGTCTCGAGCACATATTCGCCCTTGTCGGTCACATGCCAGAACTTCTTGATCCCGGTCAGTTTGTCTTCGCTAAAAAGTCTTTTCATTGCCCACTCCTCAGTAGCTGGGGCGACCGAAGCCGCCCCACCAATGTTAGCTTACGTTGAGATCGAAAATACCGCCATGAGCCTTTTGTTGGGATATTTTTGCGCCGAATTCGCAAATTAGCATTTTTTTCTCGGCGTCCCCGGTGCGAGCAAGATCGACCGCTTGGATCGGGCGCAGGTAGCAGACGGACGCGTACTCTGGATCGAGCAAGAATGCGTCACGCTCACGCTGGAAGCGGTTTGGAACCACTGACAGTGTGCCGAAGTCTGACAGATAGACGTCAGCGGCGCCGATGATGGTTGTTGGGCCATCTGACGGTGCTTGGTAACGCTGTGCGGCGATACCGGCGAAGCCAGATACAACAGTCTTGTTGTAAGGGCCGACCATCAGCACGGATGGCTGACCGCCTTCGGTAAACGCTTTTTGCATTACGTCTTTGACCATTGCTTCGGTCAAGTCGCGCTGCGTGCCGTCGCCGCGGGCGTCGGAACCGTCTACTGCGGTTGGGTCTGTTCCGTCACCAGCTTTGTTGGTGTTGGTCGCGATCCATGCGCCGAGACCGGCAGTGACGCGCGCTGTGCTGGAGTTTCCGGCAACTTTGGCTGAGTTAGCAGTCAAAACCAACTCGACGTCGCGCTTCAGCTCGGAGCCACGCTTTGCGAGCTGATAGCTCACTTCGTCGTTGCGGCCGGCCAAATCTTGGTTGCTCAAGTTGTCCGCCACGATCATTGTGCGGCGCGCGATTTGCGTGTAGTTGCCGACTCTTGAGGTGGAAGCTGTTGAATCAAAAGAAGAAACGTCGTCGCCGTCAATGACTGGCACGTTCTGAGCACTTGCAAGCTCATCCGTCTGCCACTCAAAATATGTGTTGGACACATTTTCGGAGCCGATGTTTGATTGCAGAGGAACATCCTCTGGCGAAATATTCGCAATGATATTTGAAAGCTCTTCGCGAATGCCCTTCGCGTCGAACGAGGTGAACGTATTAGCTACGATTGCCATTGTGTATTCTCCTACTACAATAAGGCTTTGATGGCAGCCGCTGCGTCACGCACGCGGCCGGTTTGCTGTACGCGCTGTTGCGCTTGTCGTGCACCACTCTTCGGTTTCGGTTGCGTGCCGCGTGACCCTGCCCGTAGCGTTTTGCCGCTCTTCGCTGGCTTAGGCTTGGCCTTTGCCTTGTCAGCTCGAGTTGCTCCACGCGACTGTAACATTGCCAGTCTGGCCATTTTAACGACCATCGCGCTGTTCATTTCGTCAATGTCCTGCTCCGCAAAGCCGGATGTCAGAAGAAAGTCGCGAATTTGGCCAGCTTCTTCTGCTGCCACTTTTGCGTCTCTCCATTCGGGGATTAGGTCGGGGAGTATTTCCCGCTGCTGCTCCACGAACTGCGCCTTCGCTTGTTGCATTCTTTGTTGTTGCAACTCGTTCAATCGCGCCTGCTCTTGCGTCACAGCCTGCATCTGCATTTGCTT